AGGACTACAAAGGAACTCTCCTTCATGAGATTTGCCATGTAGGGTGGGAGCTTTTTGGGTTGGGAGACGACGATGAGATGCCTACTGTAGGCAACGAATACCTAACTACTGTAACCTCCAACATGATACAGTTATTAGCAACCCTAAACACCGAATTATTCGAGTACTTACTTACCAATGAATAGCGCAATTGAAACTTACAACAGTCTAGAAAATAAGTATCTTACAATATCCAAGGAGTATTTGGAGATAACTGAAGATAACATGGATGAGGCCTTACAAAACCACACTGCCTTGTATGCGTTTTTTGGGGCTGTATTAGCGTATGCGAAGAAAGTTTATAATTCTGCTGAAATTACTTTTGAGTATGCCGAGGCGGAAGTTAAGGAGTCTCGCAGGGAATTTTTACTCTCCCAAGATAAGAAAGTTACAGAGGCAGCTCTAAGTGCACATGTTCTAACTTTGGATTCAATCAAGGACCTTAAATCACAGGTTCTAGAATCTCAGCACAAGTACAACTTGGCTAAGAACATAGTCACTTCTCTTGACCACCAAAAAGATATGTTAGTACAGATGTCCGCAAATAAAAGAGCAGAGATAAAACTAGTATCTGACCTTGGATAATCACTATATAATAGTGATATGTGGAAAAACATAATATCACAATTAAATAAATCAATTCTCAGTAACTGGAAGTGGTTATTAGCAGGGTTTGCTGGTAGCATTTTCGGAAAGCTTTTCCTATAAGAAAAGTTTAGGTTTCAAAAAAAATATATCTAAATAATGGTCCAACCCGCAATTCCCACAACCGACGCTCCCACCAACATCACAGGTGGAGGAAACTCTGGCTACTTTATCAGCGGCATTTCGCCGGTATCAGGCGTATCTGGTACAATACCGAGCGGGGTTGACTCCTCAGGCCCCTGGTACATTGAACGCCAGGAGATGAGTATTTTTTACACTCGAGTGCCTACAGCAGCTAGGGATGCTCTCCCGCACAGAGACTGCTCCTTGAGTGGGGTTAATACTTCTGCCTTAGGTAAAAACAACAACATATCTCAGACATTTGTCGTCGTTGATGTGCAAGGCCGCTGTCACGCTACAAGTTCTACCAATGTACATCAAGGACCTTGGCAACAGCCTCAAAAATTCACGCTACTTGCCTTCTCAGGAGATTACAGAGGTCGTTCTTATGGCGCTGTTAGCGCAGGATGCCTAGGACCTGCTGGTAATATAGCCACCAGACAAAACTTCTACGCTAGGAGACTCTTGAGGGCCAATGATGTACTTTATGATGAAGCTTGTTGGCAAGGATTTAGTTTTCAAGCAATGGAGTATTGGGGTCCTACCGCCCAAACGGAATTCATGAGCCGATTCCAGAAATGGTTAGGATGGGGATTCGATACCAGCCCGTGGGGATGGCTCATGGAATGTAAGGGTGTCCAGTTCTACGAGGCCATCTTACCGCGCGTGGGAGGGTACTCCACATCCCAAGACCAGTTGTCCGACGCTAGAAATCTTATAAATGAATGTGGTCAAAGGTTGCATGACGCAAACTTGTGGGACTTCAAATTAAAAGGTATAACAGATGCAGAGGGGTCAATTTACCCCTTAACTCACTATTCAATAGACCGACACGATTTTAGTGAGTAAAAACTAATTAAATCTTCGTAAAAACGAACTATAATAAAGGGAACCTAAACAGTTCCCTTTATTTTTTTATAACAATATTAACATGGTAAACTTAGACGAACTACGAAAAAAGTACAATCAAATTAACAGAGTAAAGTCTGATAGTGACAATAGTGATTTCCTGAAGAGGTTTCTGATGATGGAAGAAGGAACCACTGTAGTGAGAATTCTCCCCGCCAAGGAGGAAGGGGAGGATTTTTATGCGGAAACAGCTATCCATCGAATTGATGGAAGAAATCATCACTGCCCAAGGGTCAAAGGAGGTGACTGTCCTCTTTGTGACCTTAGCTTCAGGCTATGGAATACCAAGGTAGAGGAGAACCAAAGTATTGCTCGACAGATTAAAGCTACTAAAAGATTTTATTTGAATGCAGTTGAGCGTGATTCCGGAGAAGTAAAAATTCTTTCCATGGGAGTTAAGCTTTTTAGCAAGATTTTGGATTGTTTTTTTGACGAAGATTTTGGGGATATCACTAGCACTGAGTCAGGGCACGACTTTAAGATTGTCAAGGATAATCAAGGACAATGGCCCAACTATGATAAGTCCTCACCAAAACCTAAAAAGACCAGTGCGGGCTCTGACCAAGAGATTGCGCAATGGCTGGATGAGCTTCACGATATTAAAGGCCTTGTAAGAGTTGCTTCTTACGAAGATTTGAAAAAAATGGCTCTTAGCATCGCAGGTGGAGAGGATACCCCAACGCCAAACACTTCTACAGATGAAGAAGATGGAGATTACCTATCTCATCTTAAAGGCTTGGGTAATGACTGAAGAACCTAAGAAAAAGGAAGAGAAACGCAAGCTTAGAATCCTTGCGTTTCCTGCTAATACTGGAGGGTGTAGCTACTATAGGATTATTATGCCTATGGACAAGCTCTCTGAGAAATACCCAGATGATGTTGAAGTGAGGTTTAACTTTAACCCCCTAAAATGGGATGAGGACAAGCGTCAACCGGCAGAAAAAGGAACAGAGCTTGAGGATTTAGACTGGGCTGATATCGTGTTCACTCAGAATATTGCTAATCTGGGACCTCCTTACATGATTGAATTATTTAAGAGGTGTAAGGAAAAGGGTAAGTTTATACATTATGACACTGATGATTTGCTGACCAATTTATACGCTGGGCACAGATTGGAGGGGGTGTACAGGGACCAACAGCTAGATGAACTAACTAAGGTTTTGTATCACAATGCTGATTTAGTTTCAGTTACGCAGTCTAAGTTCGCTCAGAGAGTTGCTCCGTATGTTAGAGGTACTTTGTGTGTTATTAAGAATGCTATAGACTATGACCTCCCCTGTTGGAATTTTCCAAAAATAAAGACCCCCAATAAAAAACTGTGTCGTATTGGGTGGGTAGGGGGTATTCACCATGAACAGGATGTGAGACAAGTTCCCAGTATTGTTATGGGGGTAAACTCCAAAGTAGGTGCTGAAAATGTACACTGGGGCTTCTACGGTAGACCAGTTTTGGGTCCTGATGAGAAGCCAGACTGGCAGCAAGATGTTTGGGATACTTACGAAAAATCATTTGGCATGGGAGTAAAGCACAAAAATATAGTTGTGTATCCTGCCTCCCCTTCCCACATGTATGGAGTTATGTACAGAACCATTGACATTTCTATTGCCCCTTTGGAGTTTAATGAATTTAACGATTCTAAATCGGAGATTAAGGCGATGGAAGCTGGTAGGTATGGAATTCCTTTGGTAGCCACTAATTGTGGGTGCTATGATGAGATTATAAAAAATGGGGAAACAGGTTACCTAATAAACAAAAACAACCCAAAGTCTGAGTGGGTCCGAGTTTTATCTCACATAGCTAAAAACAGAAAACATCGAATCGAGATGGGGAATAACTTGAAGCAACTTACAGATGAGCGCTTTAATATAAATAATCATATCGGTGCTCGTTATGACTTATACAAGAACTTGCTAAAGACCGAAAAGATAAAACTTCTATGAAAACACCAAAAATCAAAATAATTTCAGGATTTACTCAGGCCGGGGGTTCCACGGTGGCTAATATAAACTTATGTAACCTTTTCAACGAGAAAGGTTTGGACTGTACTTTCTATGGACCACAAGAGTGGCATCTAGACAAGTGTAACGGAGCCCTTCTTAACCCGGATGACGCGGCTGTAAATGAAGACGGAGAAATCCTTCTGCTGCATTATTTGAAATTTCCTTCTAGGCCTCCTGAGTCTAAGAAAGTTATCCTAACATGCCATGAAAAAGCTCTGTTTCCTATAACCTCTATGAAAAAGTTTTGGGATGAGGTTCATTTTGTGTCGGAACATCAAAAGAATTGGCACAACGAACCAGGATTTGTTATTCCTAATGTTGTCACCCCCCTAGAAAAAAACAAAAAGGAATCAAAGGGTGTGGCTGCAGTAATTGGAAGCATCGATAAAAACAAAAGAACTCATGTTGCTATTAGGCAGGCACTAGAAGAAGGGTATAAAGAAATACGGTTGTACGGTTTTATAACTGACGAGCCATATTTTAACTCTCGGGTAAAACCTTACGCAGATGAAGGCATTATCACTATGATGGGACATGAGGACGATAAACAGAAAATGTATGACTCCACTAATAAAGTCTTTCATGCTTCCAGAAGTGAGACATTTAACTTTATTATTCCAGAATGTGAGAGAACTGGAACTGAATACTGGGGAGAAGAGTCTGCTAACCCTTTTGTCGATAAGCAAAATCTTCTCGGCCCCCCGTACGAAATGACTAACGACGAGATATTTGAAGC